TCCAACATTAAATTCAGCGGCGGCAGCCCTAGTAGCAGGCGACTTATATGTACGCATGGCATTACCAGGTGGTGGATTAGACGTAGAATTAGGAATTTATAACAGCACATCAGGATTGTTTACTACAGTACAAGCACCAATTCACGCAGATGACGACACAGCATCAACAACTTTGATTTCTGTAGGCGATGTTTACACTAAACATCATGCAACACTTGGATCTTGGGAATTGAGACGCCACACAGGTGCGGCTACAACAGTTCTTACTTCAGATGCTATTTCAGATATAGTAACTATTACATGTGCATTTACTTTAGAAGGTGTTTCTAAGTCTTTCTCAGCGGTAACATTAGACGCAGTAATCACAGATTTACAAGCAGATGCAGGATTAAATACAGCAAACGTTAGTGTTGAAAAAGTTGGAACAAACAAAATTCGTTTCACTAAGACAGACGGTCTTGAACTTAATCTAGTATTTACAGCAGGCCAAACAGATATAGGTTTCACAGTTGCTACAAATGTAGCATCAGTTTGGGAAGCATTAGTTTATCAAGCAAAAGCAACACAAATTACAGGTACAATTGCAGAAGGTACTCTATGGCATAGTTCAAGTCTAAACATTGAATTCTTAAAGAATACAAACGTTAGCGGAAGCATGACATGGGTAAAATATGCATGGTCAGAAGACACAGATAGTCTTGCTCCAAGCGAATGTCAACTAGTTTCAGGTGCTCCAGCAAAACGTAAAGATGGCACATCTGCACTAGTAACAGGCGACCTTTGGGTAGACGGTGACGCAGTTCCTTACGCAACAGTATGGCGCTGGTCAGGTACAGCATGGGTCAAATTAGACAATGCAGACCAATCATCTACAAACGGAATGGCATTTAGTCACTATTCACACGATGCACCTTATGATTCAAACGGTGTAGCAAACAGCAGAACAGTACATGCATCAGTAGATAATCCAGATTTACATCCAGAAGGTATATTGATGATTAACATGGACTACTCTACTTACAACGTTAAGAAATACACTAACGGTGCATGGGAATGGGCTTCAGGTATAAACACTGATGGTTCTGGTAAGTTCGGCACAGACGCACAACGTCATATGGTTGTTGAAGCAATGCAGGCAGCAATTTCTTCAAACGATGGAATTCGTTCAGAAGCAGTTTATTTCAATCTAATCGCGGCTCCAGGATACTTCGAGTTAATGGACGAAATGATTACATTGAACAAAGACAAGAAAGAAATAGCATTCGTTATCGGTGATTGTCCAATGACATTGAAATCAGATTCAACGTCAATGAAAGCATGGGGAACAGCAAATGTTCCAGCAGAAACTTACGCGGCAATTTATTACCCACATGGCTTGTCAAGTGACTTGTCAGGTAATGACGTAGTTATGCCTTCATCAGCAATCGCATTAAGAACTATCGCTTTTTCAGACCAGGTTTCATATCCATGGTTTGCACCAGCAGGACTTACACGTGGTGTAGTTTCAAACGCATCACAAGTTGGTTATGTAAATTCAGAAAATGAATTTGTTAAAGTTCAATTAAGTGAAGGTCAACGTGATGTTCTTTATGGACAACGTATAAACCCAATTGCAGACTTCCCAGCAACGGGAATGGCAGTTTATGGTCAGAAAACAACACAAGCAACTTCAACTGCTCTAGACAGAGTAAATGTTGCACGTTTAGTTAACTACATGCGCCATAACTTAGACCAGATGTCTCGCGGATTCTTATTCGAGCAAAACGATAAGATTACTCGTGACAATATGAGAGATGCAGTTGAACGTTTCTGTGGTAACCTTGTTACACAAAGAGGCTTATATGATTTCTTAGTTGTGTGTGATGATTCAAATAACACACCAGCACGTATAGATAGAAATGAATTATGGGTTGACGTAGCAATACAGCCAGCGAAATCAGTAGAATTTATTTATATTCCACTTCGTATCAGAAATACAGGCGAAACACTATAATATAAACTAGAAGGTTTAGTTTAAAACCCCTCTTTGTGAGGGGTTTTTTATTGGGTGACTATATAGTAACTGATAAATACAGTTATGCGAATAAATGAAGTAATATTACACGAAGAAATGCTAGACGTAAAGTCTGTGGTAACTTCGTCTATCAAAAAATTAGATAAAGTTTTTAAGAGCAACAACTATGAACTAAGAATAGTTGGTGGTGCTGTTAGAGATATCGCACTAGGAAAAATACCCAAAGATATTGACTTGGCAACTGATGCTACACCAGACGAAATGATTGCTATACTTGATAAAGCAAATATCAAACATATACCAACAGGTATAGACCACGGTACTATCACAGCAATCTTAGGCAAAGAACCATTTGAAATCACAACATTACGAGCAGACACAGAAACTGACGGCAGACATGCTGAAGTTGAGTTTGTAACTAACTGGGAAGAAGATGCTAAACGTAGAGACCTAACATACAATGCTATGAGCATGGATATGGAAGGTAATGTATTTGATTACTTTAACGGTATGGATGACTTACAAGATAAAGTCAGTAAGTTTGTGGGCGATGCCGGACAAAGAATACAAGAAGATTACTTGCGTATACTTAGATATTTTCGTTTTCAAGGTAGACTATCAACACCAACTTGGAATGAAGATACATTAAAAGCAATTAGTTCAAATGTAAAAGGTTTACAACAAATAAGTGCTGAACGTGTTTGGCAAGAAATGAGTAAAGTGCTTTCGGGTCAGAACATTGCTAATGTTTTAGACCATATGACTAAATCAGGTGTCAGTAAAGTTATTGGCTTATCGACAAACGATTTAAACAAAGTAAAAGATAAAGGCAACTCTATTGTAGCATTAGCACAAATGGGTAATAACGTAGATATAGCAAAACGTTGGAGATTAAGTAACAACGAAGCAGTTCTGTTAGACTTCCTCATTAAGAATAAAACTAACACACTTGATAAAAAGAAAGTAGAAGATATGATTGCTGACGGAGTTGATAAGAATTTAATTTCCGCACTAGCAACTTTACAAGGTAAAGAAGATATGGCAAGTCATGTAAGTTCTGCTAAAGTGCCAGATTTTCCGATAACTGGTTCAGATTTAATTGCTAAAGGTATGAATCCAGGTCCAGAGATGGGTGCGAAACTTAATTTATTAAAACAACAATGGAAGCAAAGTAACTTCACTGCTACTAAAGATGAGTTGTTAAAAGAAGTAAAAGAATTCGTTACACTTAGAAAGGGTGACCAAATTGTAAGAGTTCCTAAGTCTAGACTTGAGTTTTATTTAGGTCAACATTATGAACTTGTTGAAAAAATAACAAAATCTACACCAATGGGTGATGTCATTAAAGACTTTTATAAGAGTGATGCGCCTCAGTTTAAAGGCAAAAGTAAAGCAAAGAAAAGACAAATGGCTATTGCGGCTAAACTATCAACTACGTCAAACAAATTTGAAGACAATGCAAGTTTATAAGGAAACAATCTGGCATTTCACTTGTCAATCGTGTAATGGATTTTGGACAGTAGCGGCGTCTGATAAATGGGTACCAACAGAATTGTTCTGTACTCATTGTGGTTCAAAACGAACACACAACAAAGAACTCATCGAATGGGTAGATGATGATAATGATTATATTCCTACAAGAAATGATAGTCAACACGAAAATTATTTAGAATTTGAAAAAGAGTTTCTTAAAGAGGACAAAGATGAGTTATGTTCATGTGGACATAATCCAATAGAATGTGACTGTGCGGCTGGATGTAAATGTGGATGTAGGAAGAGATATTTAAGGGCATATTAACATACAACTTAATTATTAGTAAAATAGATAAATACTAGTGTTAAAACATAGTTCAAAAATTATTACAGGAGATTAATAAAATGAGTAGAACATTAAACAAATTTGGTGTACCAACAGATTCTGGTGATGGAGTCACAGGCTCTGGTATATTACAACCAAAACTTAACTATAGATTCCGTGTAGTAGTTGCTGGTTTTGGCGGAACTGGAACAAGTTCACAAGAATTCACAAGACAGGTTATGAATGTATCCCGTCCAAAGGTATCACATGAGTCAATTCCATTAGATTCGTACAACTCACGTATGTACGTTATGGGCAAGCACACATGGGAACCAATTACAATTACATTGCGTGATGACATCGCAAACAATCTAACTAAACTAGTTGGTCGACAAGTACAATCACAGTTAGACCATAAAAGTCAAAGAGGTCCTTCAGCAGGTACTAACTATAAGTTTTCAACATTGATTGAAATTCTAGATGGTAACTCTGGTGACGCTACAGAACAATGGCAATTAGAAGGTTGTTTCATTACTAACG